TTGAAATTAAGTTTCAAGAGTTTTGGCCAAATTGTCATCTTGGGCAGTGCCAATTATCTTCCGTTTATGCAATTGCCTGCACACGCTCGTCGTGAGGTCATTGAGGATCTTCTGGATATCCAGATCTTTACCACAATGAACAACCTTCTTAAAGAGAAGATTGCTGCAAACAAGGCAGCTATCAATGAGACCGGCTTTCAGATAAACCTGATCGAGAATAAGATCGAGTTGACTAATAAGCATATCGATTCGCTTAAGAACAATAACGATCATCTGATTAAACAGAAGAAGGATCTAATCCAGGAACTGCGCAATTGTGTAACTGAAACTGAAGCTACTATTACCGTAGCAAATATCAAGCTTGATGGTAAAGCCAGTCTGATTGCTGATGCTGATAAGGTGAACTCAAAGCGTACCAAGTTGATTGAACTTGAGAGTCAGCTTGAAAGTAAGATTCGTACTCTTAAGAAGGAAATCACATTCTATCATGACAATGATAGTTGCCCGACTTGCCGTCAAGGTATCGATCACGACTTCAAGAATGAAACTATTAGTGAGCGTGAAATAAAGCAAGATGAAGTGACAGATGCTTTGTCAAAGATTGAGACAGAGATCAATTCTATCAATGATCGTGTCAACGAGATCACTGCAATCAATAAAGAGATCACGGCTATCAATACCAAGATTAGTGAGCTTAACTCTGACATCCGTTCATGGAATAATAGCATCCGCACTCTTCAAACAGAGATTGATGGTCTAGAGAAAAATACTGCCATCATTGATGAGAGCAAAGATGATCTAGATCTTCTTAGTAGTCAACTAGCCGACCAACAAAAGCATAAGGAAGAACTGGCTAACGAACGGTCGGTGATTGAGGTTGCCGGTGTCTTGCTTAAGGACTCTGGCATCAAGACAAGAATTATTAAGCAGTATGTGCCTATCATGAACAAGCTGATTAATAAATACCTCGCGGCTATGGACTTCTTTGTCCAGTTCGAACTGGATGAAAACTTCAATGAAAAGATTAAATCACGCTTTAGAGACGAGTTCTCTTATGCATCTTTCTCCGAGGGCGAGAAAATGCGTATTGATCTTGCTCTTATGTTTACCTGGAGGGCTATTGCTAAGCTCCGCAATTCTGCTTCAACCAACCTTCTCATCATGGACGAAGTCTTCGACTCGTCGCTTGACGTCGGCGGCACGGAAGAGTTCCTCAAAATTCTTGAAGGACTGACAGGTGATACTAACACATTCATCATCAGCCACAAGGGCGATCAGCTCTATGATAAGTTCCATAGCGTAATCAAGTTTGAGAAGCATGCCAACTTTAGTAGGATTGCAGCATGAACCAATGGGTTCAGAAAAAAGATGACAAGTGGTACTGGTACCAAGAGTACTCGAAAGAAGAAATGGCACTCCTTCGAAAGTATCACGTGGCAATTAGTAGAATGACAAAACTAAATTTTGATAGGATTATGAAATGACAAGATTTATTTGGGTAAGAGATCGTGATAAAGTTGACCACTACGTTAATGTAGATCATATTATTCGCGTGACAAAAGTTCCGGCACATGGGCAATTTTCTGCAATGGCGTATGTTATTCTTCGTGATAAAAAAGAAATTGGTTTGTCACTTGACAATTTTGATACCGCTGATGATGTGATCGCAAAAATTGGAGTTGCATCGGCATGATTCTACCTATCTTAGGCAAGGACGATCCGATCCTCAAAGAGAAGATGCCGGCATTTGACTTCCGTAATCCGGTCGTAGATCCTGTTGAATTGTACAACAATCTTGCAGAGACTATGCGTGAGAACGAAGGCATGGGTCTATCTGCTAACCAGATTGGCGTACGTACACGTGCATTCGTGATGCGGGCACAGGAGATTATCGGTGTCTTCAATCCTCGTGTAGTCGATGAATCGTCGGAAACTGTCACACTAGAAGAAGGCTGCCTTTCGTATCCCAATCTTTTCGTAAAGATCAAGAGACCAAAGAGCATCAAGGTACGCTTCACGACACCTGATGGTGAGACTTCTACCAAGACATTCACTGGCATGACTGCTCGTGTGTTCCTGCATGAACTAGACCATCTAGACGGTATTGCACACACCTCACGTGCCAACAGTTACCATCTTGAACAGGCTAAGAAACTTGTCAAGAAACTGAAGAAGCGTCCACTAAGTGTCCTTCCGGCTATTAGTGATGATGCACTTAATTTTATGCATGCGTTGCAAAACTAGTGTACATTAATGCCTACATATGATAGATTGATAATACAAACAAGGAGAATATTATGAGTGAAGATTGGGTACGCGATATTGCCGGAATGCACAAGTATTACGGTGTCAATGAGAAAGTCCAAGAGTTTGATGCTGAGAAACTGAAGCAGTTCCTTCAGTTTCGTATGTCATTCTTGATGGAAGAATTGGAAGAAACCAAAACCGCGGTCAAGAACAACGATGCCGAAGAAATCGTCGATGGTCTAATCGATCTGTGTGTTGTTGCTATCGGTACACTAGATGCAATGGGCATTGACAGTCATGATGCATGGACACAAGTCCTTCGTGCTAATTTGGCCAAGGAAGTTGGCATCAAACCTGAACGGCCGAATCCACTGGGTCTTCCAGATCTTATCAAACCGGCTGGATGGAAAGCACCATCCCATGCTAAAAATCACGGTTTGTTATCAAAACTAAAATAACTGTGTACAATTAATTGAAATTGCTGTAAGCTGGGTTATACCAACTTGAAAGGCTTTATATTATGTCTATTGCACTCCTTGCTCGCGAACGCGGTATTTACTTGGGCCAATTCACGGTCCGTGGTAGTATCATGGATTTCCAACCTGCATTAACCCATTCGGAATATCTTGCAATGGGCGATCTTGTATATTTTATGTATGTCAACGATCGCCTTTTCAAGATCGGAAAGGCCGGCGGCCGTCGAGGGTTTTACGGTCGGTTTAACCAATACAAGAGAGGCCGTCGTGGAGATTCGACCAACTGTCGGATTATGGATGTCATGGAATCATTTGAACAACATCAAATTGAAGTTTATGGTATTCTATCTCCGCGCCGTGCAATCCAGCAAGAATGTCCATTGACTGGCGAGACGTTTACTTTTATGGTAGAAACGCACCGTGAACTTGAACGCAGTTTAACTACGCGTTATCTGAACGAACAACCGGCACATGACTTGCCATTCTGCAACCAACTTAATTAACTGTGTACAAATTATCAAACCCGTGGTAGATTTATATTATGACTGAACTTCTAGAAAAAATGAAAACCATAATTGATAACCTTGGTGAAGTAACTATCACCGAGGAACTCATGGCTATACTTAATGATATGCAAAGCCAATTGAAGCATTTACAGGGTGATCGCAATGATTGGCAGTTTGCAATGGATACAGATTGTGTGTTTCTTGAAGAATATCTAATTCGCCGTGAACTAGTAGATGGTACGCTATTAGAACATCGCGAAGAACGTGGATCGTGTGTATATGATTGTCGAATTAGACTGCTAAATAGCGTGGCGTTTGTCGACTTTAAATGCCTTGACAAGGAAAACAATTTTAATATACATCCTAGTAAATTCAAAAAGAAAAAAGATGGCAAGACTACTATGGAGTGGGTGCATGAAGGAGTAGTAAAAGGTTTATTAACCGATTATTGTTTTTATAGAATGTACCGTCCTGAACATCGCCCTCTTCGTATAGGAGATGTAGTTCGGTTTGAACTTATCAATGTACTAAATTCACGGTTTGTGTTAAAATCATTAAATGACTCAGTAAGAAACCCCGGTGGTAAATTTTATAAGGTGGAAAAGTATGACTAAACAACGAGAATCAGTAAAAGTCTTGCAAGAATGCATGGACTTGCAAATCAAAAAGTCGCAAGACTATCAGAACCCAAACTCGAACGTATTGCAAGCAATGCACTATCGACGTGGCGTTGACTCTATCCATGACACAATGCATGGCAAGATGCTTCGTGCCCAGTCTCTGCTCGAGTCAGGCTCTGCAGCCAACTTCGAATCCCTCGAAGACACCTACAAAGACTTGATTAACTATGCCAGCTTTGCTGTCTCGTACATCCGTGGTCAGATGGAAGGTCAAGATCCTGACCGTGATTATCTCAACCGTCCTAAGATTGACGGCAGTAAAATTGGTGGAGTTAAGTAAGATGAAGTGGGCATATTCATATAAAAATCAGAACTTTGGAATTTATCCGCAGGGAACTAAAGTTCAGACATTTGGTGGTGGAGCTACTGCTAAAAATGAAATTCAATGTGGCAAGTGGACACTGCGCGCCAATGTTTCTGATTACATTCCTAATGGAAAGAAACATGCTCAACGTACTGTGAAAACAGGTAAAAATCCTGATGAGCTTTATGACTTAATGATTAAAATCATTGATACTCTTGCTCCTAATGAAATCGGTAAAGTTAACCCAATTATGAATGCAAAGAAGGTTGTCAATGTTAAAGGTTGAACACATCCGTGAACACTTCATTGAAGAACTGAAGTATGGTCGGTTTGTCACTGATAAGACTGGTGTCAAGACCATCGAGATGGTTGGTGCATGCTTCGAAGCCAATCATCCATCAATCTTCGGCGATATCAATGAAGAATACGTACAGCGTGAGCTTGAGTGGTACAAGTCAATGTCGCTGTATGTTGATGACATTCCTGGTATCACTCCTGCTATCTGGAAACAAGTTGCCTCGACCGAAGGTAAGATTAATTCTAACTACGGTTGGGCAATCTACAGTGAAGACAATGGTCTTCAGTATCTCAATGTCCTTGACGAATTGACTGCCAATCCTAATAGCCGACGTGCTGTGATGATCTATACTCGTCCTACTATGTGGACTGACTATAATCATAATGGCATGAGTGACTTTATGTGCACCAATGCTGTTCAGTATATGATTCGTGATGGTCAGTTAGTTGCCGTGGTTCAGATGCGTTCCAATGACGTTGTCTTCGGCTATCGTAATGACTATGCATGGCAGAAGTACGTTGCAGATATGCTGACTCGCGATCTAGGTCTTGACGTAGAGCCTAAGATTATCTGGCAGGTCGGAAACCTCCATGTGTATGAACGTCATTTTGATAAGGTAAAATAATGAACAAGTGGACACAGCGTTATCTAAATATGGCCAAGGAAGTTGCTACTTGGTCAAAAGATCCATCAACTCAAGTCGGTGCAATTGCAGTAGGTGACAAGGGTCAGATCCTTAGTCAAGGATACAATGGATTTCCACGCGGTGTCAAAGATACTCCAGATCGTTACGAGGTCCGTGAGGAGAAGTATAAGTATATCGTGCATGGTGAGATGAATGCAATTTATAATGCATGTCATTCTGGTGCTTCTCTTAATGGTGCAACATTGTATGTGACCGGCCTTCCTATTTGTTCTGAATGTGCCAAGGGTATTATTCAAGTCGGCATCAAGAAGGTTGTCATGCAGTTTCCTAAAGACATTAGTCAAACATGGCGTGACTCTATGGTCACATCATTGAAGATGTTCCAGGAAGCCGATGTTATTGTTATGACTCATGAGGAAAAATAGTGGAAATTACACAATATTATGATGAATATCTTCGGTACTTTGAACTGGCCAAGGACCAACAGGCCAAGTGTAACCTAGGCACCATTCCATATAAGGAGTCGGCCATGGCCGATGACCTTCTTGAAAACGTTGAACTCTATGATGTCGTCGAACGCAAGTTCGCCGGCTTTTCTCAAATTGTCAACGATGTGTTTTATGGTTGGACTGACAAGCATCCATACTTCCATAAGATGGAACAGGGCTTCCACACACGTGAGCGTGGGTACATCGCCCGTGACTGGACGGGTAAACATGCCGACTTCAATCTGCCTGAGTGGCTGTACATCTTTATCCTGCATCGTGTGACCGGATCTGGCATCAACTACTCGAAGAAGCCATCGGGTTACCACAACACGCTACTTCCACATCTATATGAGTGCATGTCTATTGAGGACATGGTACGACGTGCAAACGTCCATCCGTATCCATTCTATACGTCGGTTGGTTATCAGTTCCCTGCATTCCCTAAAGTACCGGCTGGTTCAAACTACAAGAAGGGTGGTGACTACTATCTATCTGAGTTTGCTCCACGCCTTGCAAGAGACTTGGCTGAATGGCTTGAAGGAAGTAACGCCAAGAGAGATCTTCGTGAGATCGGTGACTGGATGCTGGCATGGAATGTTGCCAACGGACTCCGTCAATACAAGTTCCAATACGCTGCGGTCGTTGCCGACATTGCTGACTGGTATCCTGAGTACTGCAACCTCGACAGTCCATTCTACTATGGTACGAATGCCGTCGAGTGTATCTCATACTTGGCCAACAATACCGGCAGGTTGAAGCAAGAAGTATTCCTTGACAAAGTGATGGAGAAGATTTATGCAGACACAGGTGCGTTCCCCTACAATGCAGAAGATGTATGTTGCGACTTTATCAGATGGGTCGAGAACTATGTCAAGCCAGGATCGGACTACGACCATCTCTGTTTCGACTCCGTCTGGTCTTCCTGCAAAATTAAAGATCACCCGTATGGGCGTCAACGTGCGATGTTGGATCTCGGACTCGTCAGGACCTTTAATGGTATGACGTCTCATCCATCCGACGATACTATCATTAAGGCTGCCGGTATATCGGTTGACCAATATAAAGAAATGGTGAGGGCACTATGAGTCATGATAAACATGTAACCGATGGTTACAATCAGGATGTTGGTTATCGTTCTTGGGAAGAGGCCAAGGACTATTATCTGAATCTTGCTGCTACATGGACTGATCCTTATCCGGATCCGGTTGTGACTGTACATGACGGCGTGCGTTGTGTTCGTGATGATCTTATTACAGGAACTAAGGTTCGTGGTGGTGACTGTCTGATGTCACGAATCAATCAGTCGACTATTGTATACGTCCAACCACGTACGGGTCTGGCCGGTGTGTCTATCCTTGATGTTGCCAAACGTTATGATAAGAAGGTGAAGTTGTTCATGCCTTCTGCTCAACGTATCTCACACCATCAGGCATGTTGTATTGAGCAAGGAGCCGAGGCATCGTTCCATCGTATTGCTGCAATGCCGAATCTGAACAAGATTGCCAAGGACTGGGCAGATTCACAAGATGATGCATTCTTTGTTCCGCTTGGTCTGAAGCACGAACTCGTAACTGCTGGCATCGTCAAGGCAGCATCAAAGATTCCTGCACCTGATGAAGTTTACGTAGCCATCTCGACCGGTGTTCTTTCACGAGCGATGCAGATTGCATGGCCGAATGCCAAGTTCCACTCGGTTGCCGTATCACGTAACCTGAAGGCTGGCGAACTTGGTCGGGCTGATGTCATCTCTGAACCAATGGCATTCCAACAAAGCGAGAAGCCAGAGAATCTGCCACCGTTTCCATGCATAGATACATATGATGGTAAGGTATGGAAGTACATTCCCAAGAATACCGGCCGCAACATCTTGTTCTGGAATGTCGGCAAAGAGCCAACGCTCAACGATCCTACCATCTATGATCGCGTAAATAGTTACCGTGATTGGCCAAAAAACGATGTACATTATGCCACACTTGATATATAAGGGATAATATGAGCATACTAATTACATCCCCATTTACCCACATATCGTCTAACATCCACTCGCATCGTGCAGCCCAGGCGGCAATCTATGCAGACCAGTTAGAGGATGCTGGATACACTGTACATCTAGATCGTACTGGTGACATCCATCCTGATATCAATTCATTCGATACTATTTGTGTCTACCATGGCAATGACTGGGGTGGATCTCTCAACCTATTCGGTGGAATGAAGAACTACGGTAACATTGACAATCTGATTCGCTACTCACAATTTAAGGGTATTGTGAAATCGTTGTGGATAGATCATCCTAAATATTCTGAGATGCTTGAGCCACGTATGAAAGGTGAGATCCATCCTGACTGGGCAAAAGTCGACTGGGAAAACCTGAAGCGTATCGAGAATACTGCTGTGACTCTTAAGCAGTTGACTCCGACAACTAAGGTAGTTGCAGGTGATAGTCATGCTATCTGCATGTATCGTCCAGGTTGGTTTGTCAACTCGGTACCTTTCAAGACTCTGCACGGTGCACTTAAAGAAGGACTAAGTTCCTTTATCAGACCACATCATGAGATTGCCGAGTTCTACTTTGGCAACATCGATGTGCGCCACCACTTGATGCGTCAGTCAAATCCTGAAGAGGCAACTCGGGATCTTGCTAAAAGATACTACGAGCAATTGTCTCAACTAGATCTGGCCAAGGTCTATGCATACGAACTGCTTCCTATTGAGAATGAGTCACGTGCACTTCCAAAGACTGGTTACTATAAGGGTACACCGTTCTACGGTTCATGGGAAGATCGTAATAGATGCCGTCTGATCTTCAAGAATGAGATGAAGAAACTTTGTGCACAAGGCAGTGTCAACTTCATTGAGTGGACTGACTACCTAAAGAATGATAAGGGTGAACTGGACTTTGCTCACATGGAGAAGCCAAAGTCTGTCCATCTTTCCCGTGATTCGTATCCGCATTGGCAAGGTCGTAAGTGGAGTGGCCTGTCAGAAAATAAACCATCAACACTTGAGGACTTTTTTATATAATGGCAAAAATCGAGTATAAATACAATGAAGGCGAATCTCTCAAAGAGATTCAGTCTTACGTCGATGCTACGTACGATCAGCATTATTCCCGAAATAAATTTCAAGCAACAGAATTCATCATTGACGCCGGTCATGGGACTGGTTTCAACATTGGGAATATGATGAAGTACACGCAACGTTACGGTCGCAAGGGCGATCCAGCCGAATGGCGCAAAGACCTTATGAAGGTTATCCACTATGCAATTATGCAACTCCACGTCCATGACACAGAAAATAAGGATTAATTATGGGAATTGAAATTAACGTACCAATTGAAAAGCTGCGTGAGCGAAAACTATTCATTGCAGCTCCAATGTATGGCGGTCAATGTGCCGGTATGTTCACACGGTCGATTGCTGACCTATCGGCTCTTTGTACCCATTATGGAATTCAGGTAAGATTCTACTTCCTGTTCAACGAGTCGCTGATTACTCGTGCACGTAACTACTGTGCTGATGAGTTCATGCGTTCGGGTGATACTCACTTGATGTTCATTGACTCTGATATTGGCTTCAATGCCAACGACGTGATTGCTCTGCTTGCTCTACAATCAGAAAATCCAGAAGATGATGATTACGATATCATTGCCGGTCCTTATCCAAAGAAGTGCATCAGCTGGGAAAAGATCAAGATGGCAGTTGATAAGGGCTTTGCTGATGAAGATCCTAATACTCTTGAAAAGTATGTAGGTGACTACGTCTTCAATCCAGCTGGTGATAAAGCTGAGATTCCACTTGGCGAACCAGTCGAAGTTCTTGAAGCTGGTACCGGATTTATGATGATCCGTCGTAATACCTTTGACAAGTTTGCTGAAGCATATCCTCAGCAGATGTACAAGCCCGACCACGTTCGCACTGAGCACTTTGATGGTTCACGTGAGATCATGGCGTTCTTTGATACGCCTATCTGCCCAGATACTAAGCGTTACCTATCTGAAGACTATATGTTCTGTCAGTGGACACGTAAGGCTGGTATGAAGGTATGGTTCTGCCCATGGATGCAACTACAACACGTCGGCATGTATGTCTTCGGTGGTAGCCTTGTTGACTTGGCCCAGATCGGTGCTGCAGCCACGGCTGACGTTGGTCAAATAAAGAAGAAAAAGTAAAATAGTGATGTACACTTATCCGCAGTCATGCTATACTGGTAAATGACTGCGGATAAGTCATTTTAACATGGAGATATATTATGAAACTGAATTCGAATACTACGCAAATACTTAAGAACTTCTCGTCTATTAATCAGAACATTATGATTAAGCAAGGCAACCAAGTACGTACCATCTCGCCTACCAAGTCTGTTCTTGCTCGTGCATTCCTCAATCAAGAATTCGATTCAACATTTGCAATCTACGACCTCAGCCGTTTCCTCGGTACAGTCTCACTATTCAATGAGCCTGAACTGACCCTTAAGGATTCGTATGTTGAGATTGCCGAGGGTGGCAATAAGTTCAAGTATGCATTCAGCGATCCTTCGCTCATCATGGTTGCTCCTGACAAGGAGATTGAACTGCCTAATCCTGAAGTACGTTTCACTCTGACTGAAGATGCTCTTAACCGTGTCATGAAGGCATTGAGTGTATCACAACTTCCTGACATTGCAGTGACCGGTATCGAAGGTCGTATCCTGTTGCAGGCTGTTGATACAAAGGGTGCAACGAATGACTCGTTCAGCGTTGAGGTCGGTGAGACTGATGCAAACTTCCGTATGGTATTCCGTTCGGATAACATCAAGTTGATTCCTGGCAAGTATGACGTATCCATCTCGTCAAAGGGCTTAAGCCACTTTAAGGGTGAAACTGTAGAATATTGGATTGCCGTCGAGTCTAACTCCAAGTACGACGGATAAATAAGTGCTGGTGACCGGCCACCATAAGATGCCAGCGTGTAGAATGCAGCGGTCGATACGTAAAGGCGACACCGGATCTCGTAACCGGTACTTTATTATGATGGAGATTATATTATGCTTGAAGAATTCCTCTGGGTTGAGAAATACCGTCCTAAGACTATCACGGACACTATCCTTCCCACACATCTGAAGACTGTATTCCAACAGTTCATCGATCAAAAGAATATCCCTAACCTCATCCTGTCTGGTTCTGCTGGTGTCGGTAAGACAACAGTGGCCAAGGCCATGTGTGAGGAACTGGGTTGTGACTATATCGTTATCAACGGTTCTATGAACGGTGGTATCGATACACTACGTAACGACATTGCTCGTTTCGCCTCCTCCATCTCTCTATCTGGTGGTCGTAAGTATGTTATCCTCGATGAGGCTGACTATCTTAACGCACAGTCTACCCAACCGGCTCTCCGTAACTTCATGGAAGAGTTCTCGGCAAACTGTGGTTTCATCCTGACCTGCAACTTCAAGGATCGTATCATCGAGCCGTTGCAGTCACGGTGTTCGGTCATCAACTTCAAGATCTCTAAGGCAGAGATGGCAGCCCTCGCAGCTCAGTTCATGAAGCGAGTGGTTGTTATCCTCGAGAAGGAGAATGTGCCGTTCGAGAAGGCGGTTGTTGCTCAGGTCCTGACCAAGCACTTCCCCGACTGGCGTCGTGTTCTCAATGAACTCCAGCAGTATTCGGCTACTGGTAACATTGACTCGGGTATTCTATCCAACTTCTCAGACAATGCACTTGCCAAACTCATCGGCTATCTGAAGGATCGTAACTTCAGTGCAATGCGTAAGTGGGTTGCAGAGTCTGACATGGATACGACCGAGTTCTTCCGTGCCTTCTTTGACAAGGCGGAGGACTATATAAAGCCTGACTCCATACC